TACTAATGGAACCATTACAGGTAATGGGACAGGTGTTACTGCTATCAACGGTTCAGTAACTTTCAATGCACCTTCTCACGGTGCAGTAGGAAGTCCAACACTTTCTGGTGGAGCTCCGAATCCATACTACCAACCTGCAGTATCTCCAACTACTTGGACATTCTCTCCATATGGTTCTTATGGTGCTGCATTACAACCAACAGGTAATGTAACTTTTGATGCTGCAACATCAGCATTAGGACTTACATCTGCAGAAAACCAAGCAATTAAAACAAAACTTCAACAAGACCAACAAGCATCAGGTCTCGGAAATCCTAATCCAACTAATGCCGCTTGGATAACTCAAAGTGTAAATCTTGATGCTGGAACGATTTATACAATGTCTTGGAACTACATTGGAACTGATTATGTTCCTTTCAATGATGGTTCTATCACATCTCTTGTTTATCAGGGAACTGGTTCTACTCCGGTTGTAACTGTTAATAACTATGTCCAGAACTATGCTTTACTTGGATTCACTAACCCAGGTACGGGAGATTATTCCACAGGAACTTATGGTTCAACTGGATGGCAAAATTCAACATATCAAGTTGATGTAACTGGTGCTTACTTATTAGGATTTGCTGTATTCAACCTTGGAGATACTTCACTTTCACCAGTTCTTTTAGTTGATAGTCAACCAGGAACTACATTAGCAAATGGTCAAACATTCGGTGCAGTTGCTCCCAATAATCCAAATGCTCCAAACAACTCAACACCATCTACCCCAACAGTAACTGGAACATCAACATCCGACCAAGTTACAACATCCACATCAATTTCAAATGTTGTAGCAACATCTCAAGTTACTTATAATGTAAGTAATCTTGATACTGATGGATACGGTACAGTTCAGAACTATACTGATACTGTAGAAACTACAACTCCAGTTACAACAACTACTACAACCACAACACCAGTTACGACTACCACATATTCTGATGGTTCTACAACCACATCAAATGGAACTCCAGTTGTAACCACATCCACATCTAACGGAACATCAAGTTCACAAGTAACTGCAACAGTTCTGAACTATACTTCAACAATTGCTCCTTCCGTTTCTTCTACAATTGCTGCATCACAAACACTTCCAGCAGTTACAACTAAAGCATATAATTTTGAAGCAAGTGAATCTGGTGGGAAACAACAAATCAAAAAACAAACGGTGACGACTGTAACCACTCCAATGGTTACGACTACAACTACAACTCCAGTCACCACAACTGTTTATGCTGATGGAACAACAACTGCAATTGACGGAACACCAACATATACTTATACATCATCTGAATCTGTTGCAGTATCTGATTCTTATAATTATTACTTTGGACGCATTGACCAGTTAGAAGTTCTTGATGGAATCAATGATGGTATCAATGGACTTCTGAATCACGAACCAACCGCAGGTAAGCAAAGATTAAGAGTATTTGAGAACAACAGATTCGTTCAGTCCTATAATGCTGATGGATATACTGCTGATTCCAAGATCTTCGGTGGTGGATTTGAGTTTGATGCAACCAAAGGTTGGACTGTTGGTTTCCAGTATAATAGAGTCAACATAAACCTTAATGGTGTTGACTCAAGTACACAACAGAACAAAGATCACTTCGGTGTATTCAGTGAACTCAGAGGAAATACACTCACTCTGAATACTAATGCTGCGATTGCAAACAGTAATTATAAGTACAATAGAAATGTAGAAGGTGTCTTTAATAATGCTGGTGAAACAACTGGTTCCGAGTGGTGGGTTTCTAATCGCTTATACTGGCATCTTCACAAGGCAGTAAAACCATTTGTTGGTTATACTGTCCAGAATGTAAGAAGAAATGCTTACACCGAAACTGGTTCTATTCAGTCCGCAAGATCAGTTGAAGCACATAATCAAACCACTCATATTGGTGAAGCAGGTCTCAAACTAGAAACTCGTTTTGGTGGTAAGAAGAAGGATCTGTTTGGTGTCAGTGTAGAAGGTGCTTATGGAACTGATAATTCTTATGGAGTTGCTGCTGAAGTAGACTATAAAGAGATGTTAATTGTTGAAGCATCTCACGGTGTGAATAATGGAGTCACTAATAATTCTGTTGCTGCTAAAGTCAAGTTTAGGTTCTAAAAACCTAAATAAGACAGACTTCATCACACGGACTGATGGATAACAAAAAAGAAAAAACTATGAGTCAAGTTATTCGTGTTGCGATTTTGAGTTGGTCTGCCGCTCTCCTGACCGCTAGCTATGCTGGTATGCTCGCAAAAATGGATCCTACCTTCATTGCTACGGTCTTCACCGCTTCTGCTGCTACCTTTGGTATTAATACTATGAAGAAAGGTGGTGAGGATGATGAGAAGAAAGAAGAGCCACGCAGAGAAGCAGTTGTAGAAGCTCCTCCAGAACCACCTGCTCCAGTAGCAGAAGCACCTGCCACAACTCTTGAAGCAAGAGTTGAAGCACTGGAAGAGGGTCAAGTTCAACCCCGCACAGGTGGAGCATAATGGCAAAGTCCGCAAACAAAGGCAAGAAAGGTTCTGCTGGAGGTAAAAACTCTAAGCAGAACCAAGGAAATGCGACGGCAAACAAAGCAAAAAACGGTGGTAAAAAAAAGTGAGGTATTATGCCACGAGAGTGGAACACTCCGATTCGGGAGCCTTGGAATCCTGTAATTAAAAAGTGTCTAGACGCAGTTGATAATCATATGAGACTGTATCTAGATACACAAGAAGAGTGGCACCTATCACAAGCAGAAACCTTAAGAAAATATGTAAAAGATTTGAAAGTTTGGATACATCATCAAGAGGGACGAGAATGAAAAAACTCCTCACGGCAATCGGTCTATCATTAAGTTTAGTTCTTCCCGCAAGTGCTGAAAAAATAGTAAAGAAACAACCCACCGTTCCAGCATATAGTCTGGCAGCGATGGGTTGTATGATTCTATTAGAATGTACTGAAGGTGTTGAGAAACTTACATCAGAATCAGAATTACTCAAAGCAAAAGAACTTGACCCATTCAGAGAAGAAGTCAAGCGTATTTTAGTAGGACTAGAGAAAGTCAATGTTGGTGTTTATATTGCTCCACCCAGATATTTCACACCAAGAACAGTAGGGTTATATAAACCAAAGTATAATCGTCTTTTTATAAATGAAGAGTTACTCAAAGACCCAAGAGAGTTTCTAGGAACACTACGTCACGAAGGATGGCACGTTGTTCAGGACTGTATGGGTGGTGGAATAGAAACAGCATTTATGGCTCAGGTTCATCAAGATGCTGAAATACCATCTTGGGTAATGAAGACCACAAGGCTTTCTTATGAGTCTATGGGTCAAAGTCGTGCTGTGCCTTGGGAGGCAGATGCGAACTGGGCAGAAGAACAGTTAGGTCAAACGGCAAAGCACCTAGAAATGTGTGCGAAAGGACCACTCTGGGAGCAGGTAAGACCCACTCCGATGACGATGGAATGGTTGATTGGATGTGGTTGGATGAAACCCCAAGAAGGTCATAAGGAATATACGCCAAATAAAAAAGCAGATTATTGTGTAGAAGGTAAGTTCTAATGCCTCAAGAATTTCCTTGGGGAGTGATGGCGATTCTTGGTCCAGGACTTATCTTTGTTGCGTATATCATTTACTATATACTACGGTTAGCAAACGAGGAGATGAAAGATGAACACGACACTACCCACAGAAGTCATTCTAAAGGCAGTTAAAAACTGTGTTGATGTTTATGCTGATAAGAATGATTTCATTGTAGATAAGAGTATTCCTGGATATTGTATTCTCGCAATTGAGGGAACCAACGAAACATCAGACTGGGCAACCAATCTAAAATTCTTATTCCGTAGTGAAGATACTCACAGAGGATTTAAGGACAATGCTACCAGAACGATTACAGAACTAGTATTAAACTTTGAGTCACTAGAGAAAGGTAGAAAACTGATTCTTGCGGGACACTCTCTTGGTGGTGCGACTGCGACTGTTGTTGCTGATTTAATGCTTAAGTCCGCACCAGACCTAGCAATCATCACAATTGGTTCTCCCCGTCCAGGTGGTAGAGGTTTGAAAGAAAGACTGAAGAATGTAGAGCATCTTCGTTTTGTTCACGGTGATGATGTTGTTCCCAAAACTCCACCTTTCTTGACTGGATATGTTCATACTCATCCAGAGATTCATTTAGAAGATGCTGATGATAAGAGATTTGATGGTATAGAAGATCACAATGCCGTCTATTACTACAACGCAATTGAGAAGTTACTGAAATGAAGAACCTAGCAATCATTCTGTCAGCGACAAGTCTGGCAATTAGTGGAGCACTTTGTTATGGTGCTTATGTGACTTATCAAAAAGCACAGAAGATTCTGGACAACCCAGAAGAGTTCGTTGGTGCTGTTGTAGAGAAACAAGTCAACAAAGCATTTGAGAAACTTCCCATCCCCAAACTAAATACAGAGAAGTTTAAATTACCATTCTGATGGAAAATAAAGATCCATATATTTACAGAATTCGTGAGATTCATAAAGTTGTTGATGGGGATACGATTGATGCTGATATTGATTTGGGGTTTTCTATAAGTTTAGAAAAAAG